AGAAACGCCCAAGGGTCTTGACTGTCTAAGAAATTATAAAAATTAACTCCAAGGAAGATTATAGCTAAGAACAACCACCCACCGTTCATGCTTTCACCTTCCCATTCTTTAGATTAAGCGAACCAAATATCTTTTCTATTTCTTCAACTTGTATTGCCCACATAGCTTTGTTTAATATTTCTTGAAGCCATAATTTATAATATTCTTCATAGCCTTGATTTTCTAGATTGAGAATTGTTTCTTGTAAATTCATTCCTTCTTTATCTAATTCTTCTATAATCATGGCGACGCCTCCTGGACAATTGACGATTCATATTTTTCCTCAAAGTCATCATACTCAACCACAATTTTATTCTTAACTTTATGCTTTGAGGCAATTAAAATTTTACTAAAAATATTATTGTCTAAAAGCCATTTACATTTTTCGCGTTCTTTTTTGTCTAAATATCCATTAACTTTTGACTCTACGCCGATTACTTCATAGACTTTGTCAGTTTGTTCTCCTATCAGTTTGAATGCTTTCTTAAACGCCAAAAAGTCTGGAAAACCAGCACCCATCATCATTGGTCTATTTGGACCATTCCATTTATGTTTTGCTGGAACTATTTTACCAAAAGGTCCTCCTAATTTACCAGAGACTTCAATTGAATTTTCTTCTTTAAACTCAACTTGATTACTCCACTTATCTACAATCCAACCTTTGTCTTCTAAATTTTTTCTAACCCTCAATTCAAACGCTGCGCCAGCGGCTCTTGATGTTTTTCCTCTTTTAACTTTATTTTCGTCTTTCATCTCTAACATCTCCTATTTTATCGCTTAAATTAAATTCACTCATGTTTTCTTACCTCGATAAGACATCCACCATCACATACGTGAGTATGACTAATTATCGGTTTAGATTTTTTACCATGAGAATAATTCTTTCTTGTTTTTATTTGGTTTGGACTAACTACAAGCTTTTCGCATAGTGTACAATAAAATTTCTTAGACGGCTTAGACTTACCTCTCTTTTTTTTCTTAATCGGCTTTTTGTAATTTTTTTTATTCATGTTATTTCTATACCTTATTTTCCCTTTAAAACATATTGGCGTTACTATTGCAACTGCAATAAATTTATTCCTTACTTTTTAAATTGCTAACATCTTCTTTCAACTTAGCTAAGCCTTCTTCGGCTTTCTGAGTTTCTCCAGAAACAGTTGGAACTTCTTCAGGCTCGTCTAGTGGGATTAGAATCACACGAAATCTTTTTCCAATAAACTTCTTGTGCAAATAAATAGCACCAGATGTTGGAGTACATTTTCGTACAATCTTTTCTATATCTGCTTGCGCATCAAAGACAAGTTTGTTAGCTTCAATTTTTACTTCTACCATTAACTATTTAATTACTATGGGTTTATATACTTTTCGGTTTATATATATTATAGGGATTTTAGAAAGATTTAAATATTAACATAAACTAAGCTTTATATGGATAGTAAGTCTCATAAAATAGATTATAATTTTAAAAGAAGAGTTCTTGAACATTTAAAGGGCCATGGATTTAATTGTATTGTCCAACCAAAATCTTTATTCCCAGATATACTTGCATGGAGACCATTCTCTAATTCTGCAGGAGAGTTTATGGCTCTTAATGTTCAAGAAAATTTAGCTGGAAAAATAAAGCAGAAAATTCTTTTACCTTTTTATGTTTCTTTTATAGAATGTAATACAAGCAAACATCTAGGAAAGAAGAAAAGAGAAGCAGCTAAATTACTTTTAGAAGAAGGAAGATGTAATGCGTTTCTAATAGCGCACAAGAAAGATAAAAAATTATTATTCCACGAAATTATATTAGATGAAAAAGAAATAATTATAACTAAACCTCTCGATAAAATTACCCCTTCATATATACAATGATAACTATTAAAGAAATGATGGGTGAGTTGACTATGACAGAATTTCTATACAAGTGCAAACACGATTTTAAATTTTGGTGCAACAATGTTCTTAGAGATTTATATCTTGCAGAATATGGAGGAGTAAAAGGTTTTCAATTAGAGTGGTTTAATTTCGCAGAAAATAATGCTAGGGTTGTAATACTTGCTCCATCAGGTTTCTCTAAATCTACACTTTTTAATATTGCTTATCCATTATGGATTTCTTTCACAAAGAAGAATAAACAAATAATGATTATTTCTAAAACTTTACCTCAGGCTATTAGACAATTAGAAATTCTTAGAATAACTATTGATAATAATGAACTACTACAAGAACTGAGACCAAAGAATGCAGACAAGTCTTGGAGCAAACAAGCAGTAACCACAACTACTGGGTGTAGAATATTCGTAAGACCATATTCTATTAATGTAAAAGGAGAAAGAACAGATTATTCTATATTAGATGAAGCAGCTTCTTATGATAGGCCAGAAATCTATTTAGATTATATTGTTCCTCGACTTAATCCTAAAGGTAAGATTATATTGATTTCAACACCAGAGAGCCCAGTAGATTTAATGGCTAGGTTAGATAAGCCAGGTTTAGGCTATGTCCATAAAACTTATCCTGCAATAATTTCTGTTAAAGGAGAGAGGGTAGCCATATGGCCAGAGAGATTCCCACTTAGTAAATTAGATGCGCTTAAATTAGAACTTGGAGAGAACTATTTTGAAAAGAACTTTATGTGTAATCCTAAAGCAGAAGAAGAAAGCGCAATTTTTACATATAAGATGATTGAAGATTGTTTTGATAAAGATAGAAAATTTTCATTTTCAACAGAAGGTGGAAATATTTATATTGGAGTAGACTTGGCTATAAGTTCTGGTGCAAGAGCAGACTATGATTGCTTTTGTGTTGTTGAATTAATAGCTGGAAAAATAATATTGAGACATGGAGAGGTCCACAAAGGTTGGAGTATACAATCAAAAGTGACTAGAATAAAAGAACTTGCAGAAGTCTATAGTGAAAGACTTACAAGTATTGTCGTAGACCAATCAAACATAGGATTTTCTGTTATTGAAGATTTAAGAGATTTAGCATTTCCTGTTAAGGCCCAAGACTTTCATCCTACTAATAGAAACAGACTTCTTATGAACTTGAAGAAAGTTCTTGAAGAAAGAACATTAGTAATTCCATTTAATCAAGATGACCCAAATACACAATCTTTTGTCAATAGATTAGCATTAGAATTAGTCAAATTCAAAGAGGTAACAACTGATAAAGCTGGACAAAGATTAACTGCTGCTAAATATGTTTCTACCGGGACGCATGATGATACTGTGATGGGATTAGCAATGGCTTGTATAGGTGCTTCTACAGAACGTCCATTTGATGTAGAGTGTATGCTTTCTGCTTAAATTTACATAAATTTATAAACTTTGGAAACCTATAAAAACTATGAAAAAACCAAAGTTTTTCACCAAAAACGATAAAATTAAAGGAATTTCTTTGATTTTATCAGAAATAGCATTAGATGGATTAGTTTTAAATTTTTTAATGTTCTGTGTCTTTGGTCTCTCATTTACTTGGTATAGTTGGTTAGGTTGGGGATTTATTCCATATGTCTTAGGAGAAGTTATACCTAGAATTATAGTTAAACTAAAAAAGAGATTAAAATAAATGGCAACATTTATCGAAGCATTATTAGGAAAAACAGAAAGATATGACTCTCAACAGGAATTTAATTTAGCTACTATTAGAGGAAAGTCTACGCAAAAGGTTGATTCTAAAACAGCTACTGTGTCTAAAAAACAAGAAAGAGTTTCTAAAACAGAGCTAGAATATGCATATAGGGTTGATTCTTTTATCTTTAATGCAGTAAATGTTGCAGAACAATTAATTATGGCTGCAGGTGGAGAACTAAAAGCAGAGAAATCTGGAACTAAGAAATTCTTCAAGGAATTTTTAGAAAACCTAAGCAAAGTCGGTGCTGACTCTACTTGGAATGAAATTGAAACAAGAATATATCAAGACTGTTATATCTATGGTTGTTCTTATAATGAATTGGTTTGGAATACTGGCGACGATAAAATTGTAGATGTCAAAATATTAGACCCAAAAGAAATGGACTTCGCGAGAGATGGAAGTGATAATATATTCCTTGACGATAATGGAAAACCTGTAGGATTTATTCAAACAGTACCATATGAAATAGACCCAGCGTCAGAGAATATGGGAGACACAGCTCCTGAAGGAGTAAATATTAATGAAGGTAGTCAAATATTTATAGAAGCTAGAAGAATATGTTACATCCCACTTTATACATATGGTTCTGGATTTGAAGGTATGGGTAAAGTAGAACCAGCATACAAAGCAACTATTTGGAAACTAAATCTTCTAAAGGCTGGAGCAGAGTCAAGTAGTCGTCGAGGATTTTCTCCAATAATAGCAAAAGTTGGTACAGAGAATGTTCATCCAACTCCTCAAATGGTAGCTAATGTTTTGGAAAAATTAAAGACATTAGACTATTCAAAATATATGGCTATTCCAAATTATGTAGAACTTACAAGTTTAGATGTTAAGACTATAGAAACTTATGAGGGATTTTTAAAATATCTTACAGCAATGCAGAGTGCAGCATTAGGGATACCAGTTCCGTTTGTTACAGGACTTGGGGAAGAGACAAATAGAAGTACGCTTGGAACTCAGCTAGAAGTTTTAAAAATATCTTTGAACAGTATCGCTAATCGTGTAGCTAGTAAAATAACTATTAATATGTTTAAACCTATTGCAGAATCAAATGGATTATCTGAATATCCAGAATTAGTTTGGAATCCAATAACAATTTTCTACGAAACAAATACTCAATCTGGTTCTAAGCAAGGTAACAAAGAAGATAAAGAAGGTAACGAAGACAAAGATGATGATAATGAAGAAGAAGATAAAATAAAAATAGACGACGAGAAGAAGAAAGAAAAGAAGAAATTAGAACTAACTACATCAGGAAATAATGCAGGTATGCCTTTAGGTAATAGTTACCAGAACCAAGGTGTATTACAACCAAAGAAGAAAAAGAAGAAAAAGAAATCATCTTCCTAGAGCATATATTCTATTTAATTCCTATTAATTTATGAATTTATC